CCCGATTTACATATCGCTATCCCTACGAATGAGCACCCCGGACTCTATATCGAGATGAAGAGCGAGAAAGGCAGGTGCACGCTCAGGCAGTCTAAAATGCAGGCCATCTTGAGGAGCGTCGGGTATCGAGTCGAAGTATGCCACAGCTGGATAGAAGCCAGAGACGTCATTGATGACTATCTGAAGGGGTATGTCCATGAAGTTGATGAAAAGGCAGGAACCGAGCTATATTGAAGCAGGCGGCCCTTTCAGTTCCCGCTGATTTTGCTTTGCTTGTCGAAATCAGTGATACCTGCCTGGCTGGGTCGTCACCAATGCGAGATTTAAAAATGAAAGATGAGATTGAGAAGCTAGAAAAAAGAATCTCATCTCTTCTAGAGATTGAGAAGCTAGAAAAAAGAATCTCATCTCTAGAAGAGATGCTCGCTATTTTATCCGGCAATTTAGATCTAATGCGGCGATGTCTTCATGTGTTCAAGACTATAGAGCCGCCCTTCTGGGTCAAGTCAGGCGCATCGGTCAAGTACTCTGAGTGCGTCAAATGCGGGCTACGCTGCAAATCATAACTTTGAAAATAAATTACACACATGCTCAATAACGGCACATAGTTAAAAGGAGACTGACAAATTGAGGACATAGCCATGAGTCCTGAAATGCTACTACAACTTGCTCGACAAGTTCAGCTAGAAGCGAGCGCGGAATCAGAAAGCAGAAATGCTGACACAGACTCCCGCAACGCAGCAATCCAAAAAAACAAACACATATTACACAAATACAAAGTGACAAGATTTTCTGGCGTTGAAGTAGAGATGAAAGAAGACGATGTTACTTTGAAAACGGGGCATCTGGACAGCAAGAAAGAAAAAACACGCAATCGAAAGTGGGGGATATTCTCTAGTTGCTTTGGCACAGAGAAAGAATGATAATATTAAATGAGACGGATGACTCAGATAAATAGGTTAGGTTAACTTTGAACAAGCAAAAAATGGGACGATTTGGAAAGACGGGTCTTAAGTATAAAGAAGAGTATGTTGAGCAGGCTTACGAGATTCTGAGCTCTGGCAAGAGCATGCAAGAACTGAATACTGCTTTCTTTGTTACTGAAGATACAATTACAAATTGGCGCAGATTGCATGATGACTTTGACAACGCTATTAAGCTCGGTAGACAAGCTGGAATAGCCTGGTGGTTAAATCACGGCCGGGAGCGAATGCACGACCCTGACTTTAACAATGCTGCTTTTAACACGTATTTAAGTCGTGTCTACGGCATCAGAATGAACAAGGCTAAGAAGATAGACTTGAGAGCTGAGAAGATAGTTGATAGCTACAAAAGACTGCTCGAAATCATGAGTGGCGGAGACCTTGACTCTAAAGAAGCGACAGACCTGTCTAAGGTGCTACTGAACGGCGCAACTCTTGTAGAGCACACGGAGCTCAGCGACAAGATGAAAGCGCTTGAAGACAAGATGAATGAAACGAAATAGGAAGCAGCTCTTTGAAGACATCGAGCGCATTGAAAGAACGCTTCAAGAGAACACTTGCATCGCTTTACGATTCGTTGATGCAAAAACTGGGAAGCTCATCAAGAGCACGCCAGACGAACCTCCTCCGGGAAGCGTTACAATCACAGTCCGAATCTGAAGAACGAGAATTCTGGTTCTTCTTTTGTGATGTTGAGCCCCATTTGTTTCATCGGTGTTGCAAGCGGGGTTTTACTCACTGTTATGTGGTTGAGAAATTAGAATACATTTGGATGATGTACAACCCAACGCGGGTTGGCCTTAACATCGTGCTACCCCCGTGCGAAAGCGCACACCCTTTCCCCGAAACGCTTCACAGATTAGACCCTGATATGCACTGTGTTAAAGTCATAACGCGCGGAAACGGGGATTCTTTAACTTACAAGCCAAAACTTATATCATGTGTGAGTACGCTACAATACGTAAGCGGAATCGGGTACCCGTTTTGGTGTTTAACGCCGTATCAGCTGTACACAAGACTCGTTGCTGCAAAGCATCACAATATTAAGACCTCGGAGGTGATCGATGTCGACTGGAAGTCACGAAGCTAAGCGTGCTGAAAAGAAAGCGAACATAGCAGCTGAAAAACAAACAGCATTGCGTGTGTCAGCTGAAGAAAAGGCTGCTAGAGAACGCAACAAAGCGCAAAGACTATTTGTCCGCCAGATTCGTTCACGGCTTGGCGGTGGATTCTTGTCTCCGCAAGACCGCGGGACATTGGGATAATGGAACAAAATCAAATCAACGCTCTTCTATCGAGAAGAGAGCGAGCAGTGGGACGCACTGCAACATGGATGGACTTGCTCAAGAACGCATACAAGCTTGCGATTCCGAACAGAAACCCCTGGGAGATGACCTCCGAGGGTACAAACATGAACTGGGATGTGTACGATTCAACGCTAGTGATGGCAACGAAGAAGTTCGTACACAACACAATAAATGCGTTGATGCCTCCTGGCAAGAACTTCGTGAAGCTTGTGGCGGGACGTGAAATTCCGGACGAAGAGAAAGAAGAGAAGAACAAGCAGCTTCAAAAGATTACAGAGACGTTCTTTCACTACTTAGACCAGTCGAACTTCGATCTCGTGATATCCGAAGCATTCATGGACATGGCTATCTCAACAGGTGTCATGCAAATCAATGAGGGCGATGACGACCACCCCCTCATCTTTAGCGCGATTCCTAGTGACCAGGTCAGCTTCGAGACAGGCCCAAGAGGCGAGTTCTCAGCATTCTTTAGAGATTGGCACGACCTTCGGCCGGAGCATTGCTTCGAGCTGTGGGGCGATGACTTTGTATTGCCGGAGAGGTACAAGGATGACGATCAAGCAAAACTTGAGCTCTATGAAATCTCTTATTACGACTACAAAGAGAAGACATACAGATACGTCGTTATCGACAAGCACACGAAAGAAATGGCCTACTTCCGAGAAGAAAATTCTTGGGAGTGGGTTGCTTTCAGAATGTCTAAACTGCCGGGTGAAGACAGAGGCCGAGGGCCCGTCCTTGACGCTCTTCCATCAGCCGCGACCATCAACAAAGCAGTCGAAGACGAGCTGACAGCAGCAGCACTTCAAGCAGCCCCAGTCTATATGGCGTACACGAACGCTATCGTAAACCCGTACAACTTTAAGATTGCGCCGAACGAAATTATTCCGGTAAATCCAATGGGGTCTGACCAGTGGCCGATCGCTCCCTTGCCGAGCGCTGGCAACATCAACTTTACAGCGATTGTAGTAAATGACCTGCGTTCTCAGATTAACGAAATCATGATGACTCAGCCATTGCAGCCCATCTTCAATGCTCCCGACCGCACCGCAACAGAAGTCGCAATCAATCAAAATACGATTCGTGAGAACGCATCAGCAGCTTATCAGCGTATTCAGAGAGAGCTGTTTGACCCGATTGTAGACCGCGTACTCTATATATTACGTAAGAAGGGTCTGGTTGGTGACGTTGTCGTAGACGGCAAGTCTGTCTCCTTGACGTACTCAACACCGTTGGGTCAGTCGAAAGAGCAAGCAGAGCTTGAGAGCTTTATGCAGTTCTATCAAATAATGATCGGGTTCTTCGGACCTGAGATGAGTGTAAATCTCGTAGACTCTCCGAAGCTGCCTCGCTGGGTTGGGGAGAAGCTCAACAGCAAGCTAGATTTGATTAAAGACGAGACAGAGATTCTCATGATGATTCAACAAGCACAGGAGCAAGCAGAGAATGCAGCAGAAGCAGCAATTGATGGACCAGGACAAGCTTGAGAAGCGTAACGAACGATTCTTACAGCTTTGTTACAACGTCTTCGAAGACAACGAGCAGGGCAAAGAGCTATTAGCCATCTTTAAAGAGTCATTGATTGAAATGGCTCCCGTGGCTGACCCGTCCAAAGACGCAAATCATGCGTTCTTCAGAGAGGGTCAGAATCACGTTATTCGTTCGATCATCGCGAACATTCAGATGCACAAGCAAAAGCAAGGGAACTAATATATGAGCGAAGAAGTAGCAGCAGTTGAAGACACCTCGGCAACGAGCCTTTGGGACCATGCTGAGCCAGAAGCCCCCTCCCCTGCCGCTGATACCCCCCCTGCCCCCGTAGAATCAGGCTCCTCAGAGTGGTTCTTCGCAGAGGGCGTAAAAGGGGAGGGTGATAAGCCTGAGTGGATGAAAGACAAATACAAGACGATGGCCGAGCAGGCAAAAGCCTATGGTGAGCTTGAGAAGAAGTTTGGCGAAATGCGTGGCGCCCCGAAAGATGGCTACAATCTAGACGGCATTGAAGGCTTTGATAAAGACGACCCAATTCTTTCTCAGTTCAGCGAGACATTCAAAGAGCTCAACTTGTCTCAAGAGGGTTTCGAAAGAGTCTTTCAAGAGTTCAACAGTGTTCAGAGCAACATGATTCAAGCTGACGTTGAAGCAGAGATGAAGAAGCTCGGGCCGAATGCTAAGTCCGAAGTCACACAAATCAACAGTTGGATCGACAACACATTTGATGAGCAGACTGCTGCGACTGTTCGAGCCTGGGTGGCCACCGCTGATGACATGAGAGCATTGCAAGCATTGCGCTCATTTCAGCCTCGTTCTGCTATCCCCAGTCAGTCTGACGCCTTGAGAGTCGGTTCGTTTGAAACGTCTAAAGAGTTGAAGGCAGAGATGTCTTCAAACTGGAACAGATACAAAGACGATGAGGGCTATAGAAAGTCGATGATGAGCCGCATGACAGACGCTGTGAAGCGCGAGAAGCACGGCAAGAAGTAGAGTTGATCGCATAGATTCAACCGGCTACAATGTTTATACAAGATCCATTTCTGTGGGCACTCTTGCTTGATAAAAATTAAGCTTGTGCCCATGGGAAACTCCCCCGCCGGACCCCTGCCAAACAGCACAAGACACGCAAAATATATTTTAATTATTTTAGGGGTCTACACATGTCTGTTTTTCTAGATGATGTCGCAGTCAAGGCGTTTGAATCAGAAGTTCACGCCGAATTTCAATCCATGGGTTTCAAAACTAAAGATTCATTACGAATCCGTCGGGACGTAACCGGTTCTCAATTACAATTTCCGAAAGCTGCTGCTGGCATAGCGCAACAAAAAGCTTTTCAGGCTGATGTCGTTCCAATGAACGTCGACTATGCGCCTGTCACTTTGACGCTTCAAGACTGGCATGCTTCTGACTACAGCGACATCTTCGCTCAAGCAGAAGTTAACTTTGACGAGCGTATTGAGCTTGTTAAATCAAGTGCCATGGCCATCGGACGCAGAATGGACCAAATGGTCATCGATGCTCTTGATGCTTCCGGAACGGCTAACACTATTGCTGCCGGTGCTGCAAACTACACATACGCTAAAGTACGTGAAGCAATTAGTCTTTTACATCAAAATAACGCAGGCATGAACGGCATCTACGCACTTGTGTCAGCGCAAGGTGAAGACGCATTGCTGGGCGAGAGCGAGCTAACCTCATCTGACTTCGTAAACACACGCGTCATCGACAATGGCGGTTTAGACGGTCTTAAATTAGCCGGTGTAAACTGGATCGTTTTAGGCGACATGGACGAAGGCGGAATCACCAAAGCTGGCAACGACCGTGACTGCTTCATGTGGGACAAAGCTGCAATGGGCATGGGCATCGGAATCGACTTCAGAACTGAAGTTAACTACGCGCCAGTGAAGTTGAGCTATTTAGTTTCAAGTTTGTTCAAAGCTAACGCTGTAGCGATTGATGCGACCGGTATCGTTAAAGTAACAATTGACGAATCTGTATAAGCATCGAAATAACTAGGAGAAACGAAAATGGCTTTTGTATTAAACAAATTCAACAACTGGTCATCTGGTGCCGCGAAGGGTCCCAAGCAGTTCGCTTATGTGTCTACAGACGACACCCTTGCAACAATCATTGCAGATGATTACTTCTTGGAAGTAACAAACGCATTGGCTGCTGATGACTTGATTTACATTGTTGGTACAGACGGCAAGGGAACATTCACTGTTCTTGCGTCATCCGCCACCACAGTAACGCTCGGCTCATCTGATGGCCTTGTGGTCTCTCGTGTCACAGTGACTTCAGCTGAAGTTCTGTTGCTTGCAACGACTCCAAAAGAGTTAGTCGCGGCTCCAGGTGCGGGCAAAATATTGTTGTTTGAAGGCTGTCACATTCAGCTTGATTACAACTCTGTTGCTTACACAGAGTCAGCTGACAACTTAGTTGTTGCGTACACGAACGCAGCAGGTGTTGTTGTGTCTCAAATCATTGAGATGACCGGCTTCATCACATTGACTGCTGACAGCTCGACTCGTGGATTCGCTGCAATCAATCCAATTGTTGCGAACACGGGTAACGAGAATCAGGCGCTTGTTCTTGATAATAACAATGCTAACTTTGGTGGGGCTGGTGATTCACCGCTCATCATCGATACATTCTATAAAGTCATCAACGGCGTATAAATAAGAGGGGGGCTTCGGCCCCCTTTTTGAGAGGTAAAGCATGGCTTTCGATATTAATGCGTTTAATAACGTCTCCTCTGGTGGCGCGAACGGTGCAAAACTTTGGTCATACAAGTCTGCAGCAGACAATTTAGCAACTATTGCAGCAGCAGATTATTTTCTCCCAATGCGTTTCGCGATGGGGAATGAGGACATCATCTTTGTGGTGGGCTCTGACGGTACACAGCTTCGTAACGTCACATCAGCACAAAATGCTTCTAGTGTTACGACTGCACTATTCTTTGGTGTTGGCTCTATTGATACAGCGGACCTCGCAGATGGGGCTGTTACAGCTCCTAAGCTTGCAACTGACGCTGTCACGGCGATCAAAATTGAAGCTGATGCAGTAACTACAGCAAAGATTTTAGATGATGCTGTAACTACAGTGAAGATAGTTGATAACGCTATTACGACTGCAAAGATAACAGACGCTAATGTAACGACTGATAAGATTCTTAATGCAAACGTCACAAGCGCAAAGATTGCATCTGATGCAGTCGATGAAAACAAGATTGTCTCTACTTCGTTTGGCTCGTATATTGCGGGCGGGTCTGGGACTTCTATTGATGTTACGACGGCTGTCGCAAAGAGTGTTTCAGTCACACTGAGTGCTGCTCAGTTCCTGGCTCTGTATACGACTCCGATTCAGATTGTCGCTGCAGGTGGTGCGAACACGCTGCATGTCTTGCAGAACGTCATCTATGAAATCAACTACGGCACAGTTCAGTACACGGGTGGCGGGTCTGTGATTATACAGTACGACTCGACAGCCAATGGTGCGGGTGTGGCGGCTTCCGCTTCAGCCTCTTCGATTGAGTTTACCGGAGCTGCAGCAGACAAGTTTATCGGTGGCGCGTTTAACTTATTGACCGGCGCATCTACCGCGATGGTGAACAAGGGCTTATATATAGCGAATGACACATTCTCTTTTGCGGACGGTGATAGCCCGGTTACCGCACACGTCACTTACACGACTGTTACATCCGCTACATAAAGATAGGTGAAACATTATGGCTGGCCCGACTACTGATATTGAGATTATGGCTAATGCAGCGGTGCTGCTCGGCAAAAACGCGTTCGCAACAATCGAGGACTCTGATGAATTTGCTGTGAGCTTGCAGAAGGTATACGACATGCTTGTTCCAAGTGAGCTGTCAAAGAACCAATGGAAGTTCAGCAAGAAGTATGTGCAGCTTTCTCAGTCCTCGAGCGACCCTGATTTTGCTGAGTTCAGCACAGCGTATGACTTGCCTGCCGACTTCTTATCAGCTGTTCGGGTCTACCCTAATGTGCACTATCAAATCTTCGGCAAGCAGATATACACAGCTGGAAAGGGCACTCTGAAGATGGAGTATAACTATCAAGTCCCTGTGACTTTTTGGTCTCCAGCATTTAAAGAATTTATGGTGTACTCCTTAGCATCGCAAGTAGCTTCTGCGGTGACGGAGGATGCACGCGTTATCCAGCTTATGATGCAAGAGCGTCATCGGGTGTACGCGCAGGCGATGTGGGTGGATGCACAAAACGCTCCGAACGTTGCATTCCAACATCGACCATGGATTGATGCCAGGAAATTTGGTGCGTACGGCAACACAAGGAATTAAAGATGGCGATTCGTCAGATACAAAGCGTTTTTACGCTGGGTGAATTAGATCCAAAATTGCTTGGCCGTAGCGATTTCCCTGGCTACTTCAAAGGTGCTAAAAAGCTAAGAGATATTTTAGCGATACCTCAAGGAGGCGCTAAGCGTCGCTTTGGAACGACCTACATCAAAACACTGGTAGATACGGGGGATTCTGATGCCCCTATTACGAACGCTGATGAAATAAACGGCGTTGAGTACAACTTCAATGGGTCTAAGACGTACCTCATTCTTGCAAGGCCAAACGACCGGACAGGGTCCCCAGGTGTTTCGTTTGAGATTTACTTGAACAATGCGCTTCAGACGACAGTTACATCGACTGACTACACGATAGCTCAGATACCTGAGCTTGCGTTCGTGCCGTCTCAAAGTCGCGTCATCGTTCTGCATGAAGATGTTCAGCCCCATGAGCTCATCAGAGCCAGTGATTCGTCATGGTCGATCTCAACAATCACGTTTGGACGCTATCCGACTCACGATTTCTCGATCGTTGATAGTGTGACGTACCGCGGCGCAAGTGATACGTTCACACCGAGCGCTACAAGCGGGCCAGGCGTAACGCTGACGGGCAGCTCTGCATTCTTTGATGATGGCCATGTAGGCGGTATATACACAGGCGGTGGCGGCATTATGCGCATCATATCTGTGAACATCGCCGGGACAGTTGCCACGGGCGAAGTCCTTGATGATTTCATCTCAACAGCGGCGATTAAGGGCGTAGATTCACTACTAGAGTCAGCGGCATGGGGCGATTACACCGGCGGAACGCCGCAGGGATTGGACAGAGGTTGGCCATCCATCGGCATATTCTTCCAAAACCGATTGTTCTTAGCGAGAACCCCTCTGCTTCCAGCGTTTATATTCGCATCTGATAGCGGAGACTACTATCAGTTTGATGATTCCGAAGCGTTAGATACGAATGCGTTTTCTTATAAGGTCACAGATGAGATTGTGGCCATCTCTTCAAACAAGGCTTTAAGCGTTCTCACAGCATCGACTGTTGAGTCGAGCTCTATATTCTTAGAGTCGCCGGTAACGCCTGGAAACATATTCATTACACCGCAATCATCCCACGGCGCCTCTTCCTTGCCCCCTGTCATTTTAGACAATCAGGTGATGTTCGTAGATAAGAACACGCAGCAAATCAACACGCTGATGTACGACATCAACACGGGCAGCTTCAACGTTCTGAATGCGAGCACGTTCTCGCCCCAGGTGATTAACAACCCTTCGACGATAGCTGCATACAGCCCTACATCGAATGACGGAGAGATACTGTTCGCCACGAATGCGGACGGCACAATGGGTGTTCTTCAGACGCTAGAAGCTCAAGACGTGCAAGGGTGGACGTTAGCGAGGACCCAGGGGCATTACAAAAAAGCTTATGCTTCGAAGGACAGCGGACACTTTGTCGTAGAGCGAAGCATCACCACTGGCGCTACAGTCACGGGTGTCATAGAGAATGTATTCACAGCGAACAGCGAGTTCGAAGCTATCACAGATATCACGGCTTCTGCTGCGAGCACGGGTACTGATGCGGCAATCTTCACGTCGGATGGCGACTATGTTGTCCTCGGTCACTCTTGTCCCTTTTACAGCCTCGCTGTTGCGCTTGACACAGTGTCCACAGAAGACATCCTTCCAGTGTTCGAATATCTAGACACGCAAGGGAATTGGACAACGTTTACCCCGACGTCAGATGGCACGTCTGGCTTTACCGTTGCGGGTACGATTACATGGGTGCTCAGCACGGATACAGCGAACTGGAAAGCACAAGAGTTTCCGACGACCTTGTCTGATGATGTTATATCCCCCCCGCTGCGCAAGTTCTGGATGCGCATCAGTCGGACTGAAGCGACGGTTTCGACTACTCCCATCGAAGACAGCCTGCTTATTAATGTAGGCAAGAGACTTCATCTAGAGTATGTAGACTTCGACGTTTACACGGACAGCGCTGTATCGACGACATCAGATGGCAACGGGCTCGTGACAGGTCTCGATCATCTTATTGGGCACAGTGTGTACGCGACGATCGGAGGCATCCCAGAAGGGCCATATTTTGTTGACGCCTCAGGTGAGCTGACGGTCAGCGAAGCATCGAGCACGGTCAGCGTGGGCATCAATTACATTCCTGAGATTGTCCCGATGCCGCTTGTTGTTGAGTTTCAGTACATGCAGTCGGTGTATCAGCCAAAGCACATTAAGAGCATCTACGTTGATTACTACAAGTCGCTTGGCATCCTCGTAAACGGGTTCGAGATTCCGACTCTGTCATTGGACAGTCTTGTTCTCGACAGAGCCCCAATCGCGCAGACCGGCTTTTACGAGATAACGCCAATGCGCGGCTGGAATCCCAGGCAGATAAACACAATTTCACAAGAACTACCGCTTCCAATGACCATCATCGGCGTTGGATATAGATTGGAGGCATCATGACATTACCAGTAGCTTTAGCGATAACAGCGGCCAGCACAGCCTTTGGCATAAAGTCTTCTCAGCAGCAGGCTAAGATCGATATTGCGAGCACCAAAGCAGAGACTGCAGCGGCGAAGAATCAAGCAGCGCAACAAGCCTTCGAGGCGGCAAAGGGGTTTAGAGCGGCCTTATCGTCACAGCTTGCCATCTCCTCATTGAGGGGCGGTGGTGGGTCTACCGCGAGACAGTTCGCGGCCAAGAGCATATCGAACATGATGGCTGATGCCACTGCATTTGATCAGCAAATGAAGTTTCTAGATGTGGCATCTAGCTTGCAGATATCTCAAGCCAAGGCAGGCCGGTTCAGCAGGGACTTATCTAGCTCTTCGAGTCTGCTTAATCTTGCTTCAAGCATGGCTCTAGACAGGGCAAAGGGATAAAAACATGGCTAACGAACTTAAGGTGCTACAGCGCCAGCTCCTAAGCGGCGGCTCGAGTCTTCCACGAACCTCATCATTTGCAAACGTCCAAAGCGCATATGCCGACATTGCGAAGGGCGGGGCTTTTGCAGCGCAGTCCTTAGCGATAGAGAAAGGTCGCGCTGAAGGAGCAGAGGATGCCCTTGCTGTATTTGAGTCAGCCGGAGAGAAAGAGCGTGGCTCACCAGGGTTTTTAGCCTCGAAGCAGGCGTATAACCAAGCTTTCAATGCGGTCGAGTCAAAGCTTGTCGCCACAAAAGTGTCAGGCATGCTTGCGAACAAGCGACTAGAAATGTCGCAAGATGGGGTTCTCAGCAGCCAGAGCATGGCAGCCTATGAAGAAGTCGGCATGGGCATCATCGCCGGGGCTCTCGAAGGTGTAAGCGAGCAGAACAAAACAGCTGTTGCGGTCGATTTGCATGCGGCGTTCATGGATAACTCAGCAAAGCTTGCCAATAGCGTGACTGAGTTCAACATGGCTCAGGGCAGAGAGGCGATCAATGAAATGACCCAGTCAGCCATGGGTCAGTATCAAGAAGCCAGGGCAGTGCAAGACACTGAGGCCATGGAGCGTGCTGAGACCAGCATGTACGAGAACATTCAGAACTTTAAGACGCTTGGGTTTATGACGGAGGCCAAGGCTCTTGAAGCTGAAAAGCAGGCTGGGGAGTTCTTTATACAAGAAGATGCCAAGGCTTCCTATTTAGAGGCCAGAGCGGAAGGCCAAGGTGAAGCATTTCTAGCAAATCTTGGAACAAAGCCCCAAGGGTGGAGTAACGACCTTTGGCATAACGTTATTAGTGATGTTTATAGCCTGCATACAGAGCAAGAGAAGCTCGTCAATGCTGAGCAATCTCTGAATAAAGCCCAGTGGAGCCAAAAGCTGCTCACGGGTGAGGTTCAGACCTTACAAGACCTAGAGCCCGCTCGGTCACAGATGTCGGCAACGAGTTTCATCGGCCTGCAGAACGAAGTTTTGTCCGCCATAGGCAAGCAAGCCGTTCAGCAAGCGAAGGTCTCAGGCTTTATACAGCAGAACACGTTAGACCCCTCAAAGGCTATGCGGGCATCTACAGAGACAAAGAATGCGGCTTATGAAGAAGCCCTGACAGCCTACGTTGCTCAGAAGCGCGATGCTCTTGGAGACCCCAACTACGAGCCGACTCTGTTAGACAAGTCTAATGCAGTTCAGGCATTCAGTGTCCCCATCCCGGCGTTCAACGATGAAGTGTCATATTCACTTCAGTATGGGGGAGACATGGAAGCGTATGAGGCCGCTCTAGCCTACCAGCAGCTAGCTGGAACGCCTGGTTCGGGTGCAGAGCCAAGCCCTGTCATCGCATTGAACAAAGAGGCAGAGCAGATTGCCGTAGCCACCCTCTTCCGAACGAACTTCAGCACAATCCCCCCCGAAGAAGCGATCGCAAGCGCTCGTGACGCTATCAATAACAAGGATGATGTGGTTCGCAAGGGTCGACTGGCCGCATTTGACCAGCAATACGCAGGACGCTCTGGGAAAATATCTCTTCAAAGGCGGTTCAAGGACACCTTTCGGGCATCCGCGGATGATAATCCTGTCATATATGAAGCATTCCAGGCTGAGTTCAGAGAAAACGCGGCCCAGATGACCAATGTTGATGAAGCTTACGAGATGACGAAACGCACCATGTCACCCTTATTCTCTAGGTCAAAGTACGGCAGGGATAAGAGAGAGCTGATGCAATATTCTCCAGAAAAGAATGTAGCGTTCATCGAAGAGGGCCATTGGTTCGACAACCAATATATTATTGCCGCTCAAAATATAGCGAAGAACTATGAGCGTGCCGGAGAGCTACAGAAGAGCTTGCCTGATACAAAGGCTAGATTCTTAGAGCTGCAAGATGAAATAAACGCCATGGTTATCTCTGAAAGCTTCGATGGAGAGGCGGTACAGCCTCTGCTTGAAGAGGCGAATCGATTGCAGAGAGACATACAGGTTGCCCAGTTCGCGCCGACAGTGAACATCAAGATACCCGAAGGTGCGGCTTTCCCAAGCTCGATTACAGAGCAGCAGTTGATGGGCGAGAAGGCCGCGAAAGGCGCTCGATCTGGAAAGCACCCGGTGCTGGAGATAGACGGGAAGAAGAGGCCTGTATTTATGATGGCGGACCCAACAACGGGCAATAGGCAGACCGGGCGCCTAACTTACGGCCTCTATTATAACGATGATTTCGGGACTGTTCAGCCGATTATCGACCCATTTAGTGAGTCCGGATTTGCTGAGTTCGGCGTTATACCGCTCGACCAGTTCTTGCCGGCGACTATGGAAGAAATGAACAACAAAACTATAGACTCTATAGCAGAGAAAGAGGCCGCGGCCTTGTTTGAAAGGGGCAATCCGTTCCAGAGAATGGGATTCGCTGATTTGCTGCCCAGCATTGCTCTGCAGAAGGCGAGGAAAAGAGCTGCTGGAAAGCGAGGCGCCCCAGCAATCGCGGACCAACTGAAGTCTAATGCTACAACGGGAGAATCTGATGTCTGAAGTTGATATTGATGACATTGGTCGGCAACTAACAAGCACTTCTCCTCTGCAGGGGCCAAGACAGTTTGGAGTTCAGGAAAAAGCACCTGAGTCATCACTGTCAGAAGTCCCTGGCGCTCTATTCCGTCGAGAGAACCCGATAGGGTCTGCTCTCCTGGGGTCAAAGTTCCAAAGTGAAAGAGAGTCTATAGAGCCCACCGAAGGCTTCAACTACTTCGATAACGTCCCTGAGGACATGTTTTTCTACAGAGATAGGTTTGTATCCGCGAAAAGCGAAGAAGAGGTTAACCTCATTGCGGCCAAGATTAGAAAAGAGGTGGGAGATGCTGAGATCGTCTCCAGCCACCCCTTTGCTTCCTTGGCGATCGGAATTCCTATGTCTCTGATAGACCCCGTCACGCTGATGCCGGGTGGCGCGGTCTTTAAAAGGGCCGAGGCTGCATACGGCGTTGGGAAAAGCGCCTTAATGGGTGCGGCAGCATTAACCGGGGCAGGCATAGCTTCAGAAGCACTACTGTCTCCGACACAGCAAGTCAGAAGCCTTGAAGAGTCAGTGTTCAATGTGATGGGAACCGCCATGTTTGGTGGGGTAACAGGTGGCTTGGGGGCAGCTCTAAACGGAAGCGCTATTGGTCGGCAGGCTGCAAAAGACAACGCAAGGGTGTTGGGCGGCAGCAGTGAGACGCTTCAGTCTGGGCCCAGGTCAGAGAGTCTATCAGCAGCATCTGTTGATGAAGCTTACTTAAAAGAGAGCGAGCGCTTTGCCGACTTAGGCGGCATATTGGCTAGAGCTCCAGGGTTTAACCCCATATTGCGAATGTCCAACTCTCCTTTCTTGGCTTCCAGGCAAGCGGTTGATGCATTGTTCAGCTACAACATTGTCAAAAAGAAGAACCTTCCGGAGCATGGCAGCTGGTCAAGAGAGACCTCTTTAGAAACAGACATTAAAAAAGCCCAAGGAAAAATTGGGAAGACGATGGTGGACTACCAGTCTATCTACTTCAATCAGCGCGGCGTTGAGAGCGGGCCATTTAAGCCGGCCAGGTCTAAGCTGTCTTCCGAGGGGTTAGACTTCGATACCTGGGATTCACAGGTCTCAATGGCCATCATCGACGGTGGGATACACACAGACCCATCTGTTCAAGCTGGCGCACAGCATTTGATAGAGAACGTCTTTAACCCGCTTCGGGATGCAGCCATCAAGTTGGGCATGTTACCTGAGAACGTAAGTGTTTCCACGGCAGCTGGGTACTTTACGCGGGTTTATAACACTCAAAAGATTAAAGAGAACCCAGAAGGGTTTAAGGAAGCAATTCGTCCTTGGTTTGCGGAAAAGAACGAAGAGCTCAAGTCCTTTCAGCCTTTGATTGAAGAGTACGAGAAGAGAATAACGGCGGCCAAGTCTGGCCTTACCCGGTCAAGGCGCTCTGGTGATAAGAATAAGATAACTTCTGCGAAGGAAAACCTGAAAAGGGTTGAGAAAGAGTTTAGCGATGCCATTCCTAAAGACCTGAAGGACTCAAAAGGCCGAGTCAGGCAGGTGCTAAAGGGTGATGAGCACATAGATTCTGTGGTTAGGCAGACGCTTGATAACGTCTTAGGCAGAAGCGAAAACAAGCTTTTGAATCCGGTGATGCAAAGATATCTCTCCTCTGGTAAGTCGAAGCCTTTAAAGAATCGACACTTCCTGATTCCCGACAAGGTTATACGGGACTGGACGCTTCAGTCCGCATCTCAGGTTTCATCTATTTACTCCAGGGGCATGATTCCGGTCATCGAAATGGCCAAAATGGGGGACCGTCTGGGCATCGTGGAAGAACAAGGCCAAGATTGCAAAGCTGCTTGATAAGAAGTCTGTCAAAGAGTCTCTTTTAGAGAAGTATCCAGAGGGAAGTGAAAAGTCATTGCTTGCTCACAAAGAAATAGAAGCCCTAGAAGCCTCAATTGAGATGCTAGAGTCCCCCGCCACAAACATGGACATATTGGCCCACTTTGAGGAAGAGCTCCGCTCTGAGCTGGAGGCTGCCAAGGTCGGAAAGACCCCTGCCGAGAACGCAAAGCTAGAAAAGGCGTTTGAGTCGAACAAGAAGGACATCCAGGGCGGCATAGAGACCATCATTGGCATCTATGGTGCAGGCCCAAACACGATGGGCTCAGCCACATCTCAGCTGCTAAGCAACTTCCGGAAGTGGAACGTAGCCAGGCTTATGGGTTTCGTGGTTTTGGCGAGCATCCAGGATGTCGGGGCCATGGTTGTCCGCAACGGGGTGATGCCCGTCATCTATAACGGGCTCAAGCCCCTGCTTAAAACCAGCGTTGCCGGGATAAAGAACAAAGAGCTCTTGCAGGATTTAGGGTTTGTTAGCAACAAAATGAACGGCCAGAGAGTGAAGAGCTTTTTAGATCACGATGGGTCAGCGTTTCAGACAGGTCCTGTCAGCCGTGGTTTAGACGCTGTAGCCCAGGGCACATTGAACCTGTCGGGTATGAATTTATGGCAGGACTCGGTTCAATTCATGGCTGGGAACATATCAATCAGCCGGACCCTGCGCGTCATTGATAAGTGGGCACGTACGGGCAAGATGGGGCGAGACGAGCGTATACGCTTAAACGCTCTTGGCCTTGGTGAGGAGCACTGGAGAACGGTGCATCAGCAATGGAAGAAGACTGGCGGGAAAGAAGGCGGGTCGTATTACACTGAATATGGCGACTGGAATGTTGATGTTCCTGAAGTAGCTTCTGCTTACAGGCGCTTCACCTCTTCAATCTATGACGACGTGGTCAGCACAATCATCGAGCCTGGCGCGGGCGACCTGCCCCTGTTTGCAAGGACTGAG